ACGACGAACGCGGGGCCGGCCACATCCGGCGCAGTATCTACAACGTACAACAGCGGGACCGTCACCGTCGCTATCGGCGCATCTTCCGTGGTAGTGACCAATCCACAATGCACGGTGAGCAGCAAAGTCTGCGCCTACGTTTCGCAGGCTGCGGCGGATGGCACACTTTTGCGCGTAGAGCGCATCGTGTGCGCAGCCGGATCATTTACTATCTTCGGCACCGCTAACGCCACTGCTGCCACGGCGATAGATTGGATCCTCTTCCCCGCACCGGGCGGCGTGTAACCTCGCGCCATGAGGATTGCTGATGCCAAGCTCAACTGCGCTGGAGATAATCAGTGATGCGCTTGGCCTGACCTCTAGCCTGGGCACAGATCAGGTACTCACTTTTGACGAAACTCAAGATTGCCTGCGTAAATTCAATCAGCTCATTGATTCGTGGAGCGCGCAAAATCTCGCGGTCTACGGTTCGGCGAATCAGTCATTCAACACCGTCGCCAATCAGGCGACATACCTAATCGGCCCAGGTTCCACGTGGAACGCAGATCGCCCACAGCGTATCTGGGAGCCCGCGTACACCGTAATCAACGGCGCGTCGTTCATCTGCCTGCCTTGGTCGCAGGCAGAATACAACATGGTCGGCGTGAAGGATCAGCCCGGCCAGTTTCCGCTGCGGTATTTGTTCGTCAACTCGTTTCCGGCTGCATCGGTCACGCTCTGGCCGGTGCCAAATGCGATAGTCCCGATCACGTTCTCGATTGACCGGCTGCTGACGCAAGTCGCGGCGGTCGGGACTACGGTTTCGTTTCCCCCCGGATACGCGAAAGCGTTCGTAGAAAACTTGGGGATTGATCTCGCGCCAATCTTTGGTAAGAAGCTGTCGAACTACCCGGAACTGATCCAATCTGCGCGCGAATCACTCGGCATCGTCAAGCGATCAAATCGCAAGCCGCGCGTGCTGCAACTGGATGCTGCGATTGCCGGGCTTGGCGGGCGGCGCGGTTGGTGGGGACCAAACGGATTCAGCGGGTGAAGCGTGCCTAGAATTTCTCTCCTGGGCCTCGGTCAACTCGCGCGCTCGCCATTTGTCACGGCGAACTCGTTGCAGAACATGGCCGTCGAAGCGCGGCCGCAAGGAGAAAAGTCGCAGCTCGTAGCCTTCGCCACACCCGGCCTTCGCCTTTTCGTAGACTTTGGTCCAACTCCAGTTCGCGGCGGCATCGCATTCGAGGAACTGGACGTTTGCTTTGTCGTCCACCTCGGCAACCTGTTTGAAATTAATAATATCGGCGTCACCACGCTGCGCGGCACCCTGCTGACAACGCAAGGCCGCGTGGGCATGTCGCACAATACGGTGCAAGTGATGATCGTCGATGGGCAGTTCGGCTACATCTACAACACCGTGACGCACGTATTCGCCAAGATCACGGACGCGGATTTTCCCGCGAATCCTGCGACTGTCACCTATATGGGGCGCCGATTCGTAGTCAGCATTCAGGATTCCAGCCGCTTTCAAGCAAGTGATATCGACGACGGTCTTTCGTGGGATGCGCTCAACTTTGCGAATGTCGAAGTGAGCCCGGATCAAATCGTGCGCGTCTATGCGAGCAACGGGCAACTGATTCTGCCGGGCTATTTGACCACTGAATTCTGGGGCAATTCCGGCACGGCGGATTTCCCGTTCTCTCAGTTGCAGGGCACCGCGAATGAGTGGGGCTTGGCCGCGCGCTACAGCATCGCACGCTTCGATAACACTTTCGTCATGCTGGTGCAAAACCGCATGGGCCAAGTCATGATCGGGAAGATGAACGGCTATCTGCCTGAAAAAATCTCGTCTCAGGATATGGATTTCGTCATCAATCAGTACGCCGTGACGACGGATGCAACCGCACTTTCCTACATGTGCAACGGGCATCCGATGTACCAGATCAATTTCCCGAGCGTGCCCGCTTCATGGCTCTACGACGGCTCGCAGAATCCTGGGCAATGGTCGAAGGTGAAAAGTTTCGGCATTGCGCGGCACCTGGCCGATTTCGGTTTCACGCTGTTGGGACAGCAGATCGTGGCCGAATTTGCAACTGGGCGCCTGCACCGGCTCGATTGCAATGCACTTACAGACAACGGCGCGTCAATCGAACGCGAGATCGTCAGCGAGACCGTGGCGAATCCGGGCCTGGAATACCTGCAAGCTGATTGCCTGCGCGTGGATATGGAAGTCGGCAACGGCACGGCGACGGGGCAAGGATCGAATCCGCAGATTGGTCTATCCGTGTCGCGCGACAACGGCAAAACCTGGGGCGCGCAGATGTGGAAGACGATGGGCGCGATCGGGCAATTTCGCACGCGTGTGGAGTGGCGCAGGCTTGGGACTGCTCGAGCTTTTACCTTCAAGCTCGCTGTTTCTGATCCGGTTCCGTTCGTCGTCGTCAGTGCGACACTCAATCCGGAAAGCGACTGATGGCCGCGCTAATCAGTGCTCCACCCGGCACGCCAGTCGATCGATTGGACGATGACGGTTCGATGCTGTCCGTGAATGAATCGTGGCGTAATTGGTTTGGCGCGGTATTTATGATCTGCAATGCCATGGTGCAGAGTGGGACTACGGCGCAGCGGCCGGTCAAGTTGACCTGGACCGGTCGCCCTTTTTTCGATAAATCTCTCGGCGCGCACGGCAAACCAATTTGGTGGACCCCGGCCGGATGGGTTGATGCGACAGGGAGCATTGTGTGATGGCTTCAAATACGTTTAGCGCACTGACCAATCCGACACCTTCGGCGACGATGGGCGGGTTGATTCGGCCGGATGCTGCGGCGCCCGCTGACGATCCGCTGATTGATGCCTTGAGCAAGAGCATCTACGGCATAGGGTATCAGCCTGGATATGCCTACGGCGTCGATGGGAGCGTAAGCGGGTACGACCCGGCAAAGAACGCGCCGACCAATGATCCCAGGATTGCCCAATTAGCTCAGATGATCCGGTCCCAAATGGGGCCGGACTACGTCCCAGATGCCGCGACGCTCGCCAAGATCAACGCGCTCACCACGCAGCAATACCAGCGTAGCGGCGGTAGCGTTTCGGCGGGGAATACGCCTGCCACTATTTTCAGGCTGCTGAGTCAGGCTTCCCCAGAGCTTCAACAAGGCTACCAACAGTTTGTCGCGACCCCGCAAGGCGCGCAACTGGCGCAGCAAGGCCAGCAGGCGCTCGATTACCAGCAGCCTTCCGGCGCCAAGTCGGGGTTGATGGAGGCGATCAAGGCCATCGGAATAGGCGTAGGGTTGCCGGCGCTTGGCGGGGCCGCGTTGGGCGCGTTCGGGGCGGGTGCGGCTGGCGCAGGCGCTGGCGGAGCAGGGGAAGCCGTAGGAGCAGCAGGCGGTGACGCGCTTGGATCGGCGACGGGCTTTGCGCCGGCTGGTTTGACCACAGGCGCAGACGCAACAGCGGCGCAAGGAGCAGCCGGTGGTTTCTCGGTTATTCCGGGCTCGACCTCACTTGGCGGTGCGCTGGAGTCCGCTGTCGGGAACGCGGCGGGGCAATCTCTCATTCCTGGGTCACTCGGCACGGCGGGGGTGGCTGGTTCCGCGATCTCGCCAGCGGCCCAAGCGTTGCTCGCTGGCGGCGCAGGGGCTGCTGGTGCTGCTGTCGGGGGTGCGGCTGGCGGCGCAGGCGCGACCGGGGCCGCCACTACTGCTGCCGGAGCAGCGACCGGCGCAGGCGGCGCCCTGAATCGCATCCTGGCTGGAACTGGCACGGCGGGCGACTTCCTGACGCTCGGCATCCCGGCCACAGGCGCCATTGCGTCGCTGCTGGCCGGCGCCAACGCGAGCAATGCCAGCAGCAAGGCGGCGCAGGCGCAGGAGCAGGCGGCGCAGGCGGCGATCGCAGAGCAGCGCAGGCAGTTCGACGTGACGCAGGCGAACAATGCGCCATTCCTCGCTACGGGCACCGCGGCCAATGCGCGCCTGTCTCAGTTGCTCGGCACGGCGCCGGGTTACACCGGTTCGGACGCGGGCTCGCTGACGAAGCCGTTTACCTCGGCGGACTTGAACGCCGATCCGGTCTACAACTCCGGGCTCCAGTTTGGGCTGGATCAGGGCACAAAGGCGATCAACGCGCGAGCGATCGCCGGCGGGAATTACGATTCTGGCGCTACCTTGAAGGCGCTGACGCAGTTCGGGAACGACTACGGCTCGACCAAGGCGAATGATTCGTTCAATAGGTATCAGACGCAGCAGGGGAACACGTTTAACCGGCTGAGCGGGGTCTCTGGGACCGGGCAGACAGCGGTCGGGCAGGTGGCGCAGGCGGGCACGAACGCGGCGAACACCGTCTCCGGGCTGCTGACAGATCAGGGCACGGCGCGTTCGGCGGGCATTGTTGGTGGCAGCAATGCCTTTACCAATGCCGCCGGAAATATCAACTCGCTGGCGAACAATTTCAGCAGCAACGCGACCTTGCAGGCGCTTTTGGCGCAGCGGCAACCTCAGACTTTTGCGAACGGCTAAAGCGGTATGGAATTGAGCACCGTCATGCTATTGCAGACCGAATATTTCGCAGACTTGCTCAAGTCTTGTGACATAGCCGCCGTTGCGCTTGCCCGCTTTTTCTGCCATGCGGTAGCGGTGCGCCGGAAATACTTCTGCGCATTCGAGAATGCCCATGCGCGTCAACTTGAGCAGCAGCATCCGGGCCGTACGCGCATTTACACCGGAATCCTTCGCCGCGTCCTTGCTAGTTACCCACTTGGATTGGCCTATCTTGTTCATGTGTTTGAACAGTCTCGCCTCTTGAATCGAAACCTCGTTTTTTTCCATCTTGGCCTCCGTGGTTATGGAAACCAAACCATACCACACTGCGCCAGTAACACGCAACCTATGCCAGTTTGTCATAGCGAGCAGGCGAATTATAGGAGAGATTGATGGCCCTCGACCCCTCCATAATTTTGGGCGTCCAGCAACCGAAACTGAATCTTCCTGACCCGGTTGAGCAGTACGGCAAGGCGCTGACCATTCGGACGCTGCTCGGCCAGCAAGATTTGCAGGGCTTGCAGATCAGCGAGGCGACGCGCAAGGCCGATGCCGAGCGGCGCATTGCCGCACTCTTTTCCGGCAATCCGAACGCGAGTTCCGCCGAGGTGATGGGAATTGATCCGGTGCAAGGTTTGGCATTCAGGAAGGCCGAACTTGAAAACCTGATGCACCAATCGACCATCGGCAAAAATCAGGCCGAAATACCGAAGATTCAGCAGGAAACCAGCGATAAGGCGGACGCTGCGTACCGTAACGCCTGGGGCAGCGTGACCAATCCGCAGCAAGCCGCGCAGTTGATTACGGCAGGCTTCAATAATCCGATATTGGCGCCTCGGCTCGCCATGAGTGGCACCTTGGAGGATCACCTTGCGCGTATTCCGAATGATCCGCAGACTTTCGGCCAATGGGTGCAGCACATCACGCTCGGCGGGGCGAAATACGCGGAACTGAACAAGCCGCACATCACAAGCCAGAATCTCGGCGGTACTGAACAATTGACAGCCACACCGGGCCTTGGCGGGGCGCCCACGGTACTGAGCAGCACGCCGCGCACGGCGACGCCTGGGGAACGGATGATCGATGCGCGCACACGCGAACGCCTCGCCTACGACCAAGCGCAGCCAAAGGGCCAGGTGGTGCAGACAGAGCAGGGAATCATGCTCGCCGACCCGCGCGCCGGGACGGCTCAGCCGATGCTAGGGCCTGACGGCCAGCCTCTAGAACGGCCGCTAAAGGCGATTCCGCCGAGCGCGAATACCGGCATCTTGGAGAACGCGAATAACCTGCGCCGGGCCGAGCAGGCGCTGGCGCTGGTAGAGGGTAAGACTGTCAACACGGCGAAGGGCAGCACGACGGCGACTGGGTTCAAGGGATATCTGCCGGGTGCAATCCTGAACCGCACGGACCCGACCGGGGTGGAAACGCGGGCCGCGATTGCTGACCTTGGCAGCTTGATTATCCACGAGCGCAGCGGCGCGGCGGTGACGGCGAGCGAGTCGCCGCGGCTTGTACCGTTCATCCCCCAGGTGACGGACGATCACGCGACTGTGGTCAAAAAACTGCGCCGGTTCACGGAAATCTATCGGGACATGGCGAAAAACTTGGATGAGACCTATTCCAAGGATCAGGGGTATAGGCCGAATCCGGTATCGGCGCGCAGTTCGGAGGCTCCTACAGAAACCGCAAAACCAACGGGCGGCATCAAATTCCTGGGGTTCGAGTAATGCCCTATAAAGACCGCGCCACAGATTCGTTTGGAGACACGTAATGCCCATCGCCCGCGTTGAGATGCCGGATGGCAGCATAGGCCGGTTTGATGTTCCAGAAGGAACGACGCCACAGCAGGTAGAGGCGTTCGTATTGGAGCAGTCACGCCCAAGCGCTCCCGAATCGACCGGCTTTGCCAGGGCTGGAAACATCGCGGCCGGCGCCGTGCGCGGTGCGGCTGACATTGGCGCAACGCTCCTGTCGCCGATCGATGCGGCAGCCAGGGCTGCTGGCGTGCAAAATGACTTTATCGGGCGATCTGATCGCAGGGAGGAAGTCGATCAGGCGATGAAAGCGCTCGGCGCCGATCCTGCATCCATCGCCTACGCGGGCGGGAAATTGGCGAGCAATATCGCGGGTACGGCCGGCGTGGGCGGCGTATTGGCGAAAGGCGCCGGCGCGATTCCGGTTATAGCGCAGTACGCACCGAAACTCTCGGCCGCGCTTGAAAGTGGCGGGTTCAGCCTTGGCAATGCCCCGCCTGCAACCGGCGCAGTCGGCTCGGCAGCAAACGCCGCGACGCGGGTAGGGGCTGGCGCAACCGTGGGCGGCGCATCTGCGGGACTCGTCAATCCAGAGGATGCCTCTACCGGCGCAGTCGTCGGCGGCGCTTTCCCGGTTGCCGCAAAGATGGCGGGCACGGCTGGCGCGGCATTGTCGCCCAAAGTATCGCCCGAAGTCGTTGCGCTGTACCAAAAAGCAAAGGCGCTTGGAATTGATATTCCGGCGGACAGGATCGCAAACAACCGGCCGCTAAACGCGGTTGCCTCGTCCCTGAACTACGTGCCCTTGAGCGGGCGCGCGGGCGCAGAGGAAAAGATGATGTCTCAGGTAAATCGCGCTGTGTCGCGTACGTTCGGTCAGGACTCTGACAACGTAACGGCGGCGCTTCGTAAGGCAGGGGACGAACTTGGGGCAAAGTTTGAGGTTACGCTAAAAAACAATCCAGTGAAGGCAGACAATCAGCTTCTGACGGACCTTGCCGACAGTATGTCGAAGGCAGACCGCACGCTCGGTAAAGACGGAATTCGCATTATTGGCAAACAAGTAGATGAAATTCTCAACAAGGTAGGCGCCAACGGCGAGATAGACGGACAGGCTGCATACAATATCAAGCGGGAACTTGACGACATCTCAGGAAGTAACGGAACAGAAGCCAAAGCCGCGCGAGATGTAAAAATGGCACTCATGGGCGCTTTAAATCGTTCGCTCGGGCCGACTCAGGCGGCGGAATTCGCCACGGTACGGAAGCAATACGGCAATATGCTGCACCTTGAAAACCTTGCAGCCAACGGCGCCGAGGGCGGCATTTCCATAGGCAGGCTTGCAAACTTGAAGCATATCAACAATCCAGAGCTTCAAGACATCGCCGACATTGCGGCGCAGTTCGTAAGGACGCGCGAGAACCCGCACGGGGCCGCTCAGCGCGTGGTTCTGGGCGCGGGCGGCCTTGGGCTTGCCGGGGCTACCGGAACACTGCCAGCGCTTGCGGGAGGGGTCGCAGCGGGGAGAATTGCGAACACCGCGCTAAACAGCAACGCATTGAAGGCGCTTTTTCTTGATCCGCCAGTCGCCGGGCGCCGAGTCAAGGATGTGGTCGGGAGCCCCGCATTCAGGGCGCTCGTCTACGAAAGCCCTAACGCAACAAGCCCATGAACCCGGCGATGAACGCGGCAACGCAGACCACGATCAGTTTTACGACCAAGTAACCGATGTACAGAGATTCCATGAACGGAGATTAGCAGAATGGCCGCAGTCAATCCAAGTCCGTTCGGGATCAAGCCCCAGTTCGAGCTTGCATCCGGTTTGCCCGCTGTAGGCAACCAGATTTTTACATACGTGGCTGGCAGCGTAGGGCAAAAACAGACGACCTTTGCCGACTCGACCGGCGCTGTTCCTAATCCGAACCCAATCGTGCTGAACGCGCTCGGCCAAACGCCGAACGAGTTTTGGCTGTCCGCTACGCAAACCTACAAGATCGTCTATACGGTAGCTGGCGATACCGACCCTCCGACTAGCCCGATTTTTACCGTCGATAACGTCCCAGGCGCCCCATCCTCGAACGCCGTTGCCTCAGAGTGGGTCGATTCCGGCCTGACGCCGACTTTCGGCTCCACTACGTCATTCACCGTTCCCGGCAATCAGACCTCCGTTTTCCAGGTCCAGCGCAGGGTCAAAACGACGAACGCAGGCGGCACGATTTACAGCACGATCACAGGCAGCGTGTTCGGGGCAGGCGTGACGACGGTAACGGTAGTCAATGACGCGGGCGTGCTCGATGTGGGTCTATCGGCAGTCGCCTACGGTTTCGTTTCCGCCGTCAACACGTCCATTCCTGCGCTTGTGCCTACTGGCAGCTTTACGACGATATTTGCGTCCGGGCTGATTACATCCACGGTCGGAAACGGCGGGACGGCCTTCACGAATATGTCCGCGACGACGGGCTTTTTGCAGGGCGGCGTGTTTCAGAACACCGCCGGCTTTTTAAGCTACGGCGTTTCCAGTTCCACCGGCAATTCCATCTTTACGAACGAGCCGGCCTATGATTCGTACACGGCATTTGCAATTGGCAAGGGATACTCCATCGGCCCCGGTGGTGGTCAGCCTTTCGTGGCTCGGTACAGCGGGGGCGGTCTGACCGTTCCCTTGGCAGTCGCAGCAGGCTCATTCCGAGACGATGCCGCCAATCTCATAATCAGCAGCACGAATCCGGTGATTGCAAGCGGGTTCGGAACGGGGCCTGCGATTGTGGCGAACAATACGGCGGCGTTCAAAATCACCGTAGGATCTGCACCTGGGAACACGGGAACGCTCACTATGCCAACTGCGCCGAATGGCTGGATATGCAGCGTGCAAAAGCAGGTTTCAGGCGTAGTCGGTCAATCGGTATTCCAATCCGCGCAGACACCGACCAGCGTCACCTTCATCAATCGCACGACGACGACGGAAGTTAATGCGAACTTCACCGCTGGCGACGTGCTTCTGTGTCAATGCACAGCGTTCTAAAATAGAAAAGGAATTCCAATGGTAAAACTCCCTAGCTTTCTGCGCCAGTACATCCTGCGCCCGCCTTCTGACTTCGTGACTTCGCGCTCTCTTGCCGCAGGCGTGGCCGAAACGCTGACGCCGCCCGCTGGCGCGAATTGCGTGATTTTTTCCGCAACGTCGGACTTTGCCGCCGTCAAGAATGGCGTCGCAACGGTGCCGGCGGACGTGACCGATGGCACGGCGAGCGAGTTGAACCCGATTGGGTACGAACTCTACGGCGTGCAAACTTTGAGCGTCATTTCGATCGCAGGCGGACTGATGACGGCGGCCTGGTACTCTTAATGCGCGCAGGTTTTCCAAAGGAGTTTGTCGCCCCGGATCGCCGAGGCGAGATATTCACGCGACTGAGCGACGCAGAATCTGGAGGCGCAGGCGGTTTTGGCGCAACTTTGCTCTATCTGCCGTTGAACGACCTCGGCGCGGGGGCCGTCAACACGGTGCCTGCGATTGCCGCTGGTTCAGCCGTCACCACCTTCACCCGCGCCTCGATTGACTGGACGAAGCTCGCCAGCGGCCTGTGGGCACCTGTTGCAACGGGCGTTGCGCGCTCGCACTACCTCGGGCGGGATACGGCGGTAGGCGCCTATGGCGGGTTTTGGCCTGAGCCTGCGGGGGTGCAGTTGATTCCCACGACGGCCGCAATCCGCGATATGAGAGACGCATCATGGGTCGCAGTCGGCATCACGCCAACGTTGACGGCGACCGGCATCGATGGCGTGCCGAACTCCTGTACTACCCTGACGGCAACCGCCCCTAACGGGACCATACTGCAAACGCTCGTGGCTGCGGCAAGCTCGCGCACGAATAGCGCGTTCGTGCGGCGCAGGACCGGCAGCGGGGCGATTCTGCTAAGACAAGGAACGGCAACGTTAGACATTACCGCAAGCCTGTCGTCGATCATCTTCACGCGACCGCAATTGAACGACAACGAACTGAACGTCGCCTATGGCTTCCAGATGGCGACGACGGGCGATCAGATCGACGTCGACATGAATCAGTTCGAGGCGCTGGCCGCGACGCAATTTGCCACCTCGCCGATGCCTGCGACTGGAGCGGCTAGGTCGGCGGACAGGCTCGATTGCGTTGCGGCCGGAAATATTGACTTCACGCAGGGAACCGCTTACGCGGAATTGTGGATGAACGCCACCGCTAGTGTGGCGGCGCAGCGGGCGATTGCAGCGGGCACCGGGCGGATTCTCTTTCTCAGCACCGGGCTTGCTTCGACCATCATCGCGATGTTTGACGCGACTACGAATGTACAAAAGGAGGTCTTGACCGACATGAGTACGGGCGTGAGGAAACGTGTTTCTTCCTGGGGCGCTGCTGGACAGTTGATTACCGGAGATGGCGCGGCGCCTGCAACCGGCGCGTTTGATGGCACGATGGGCACCGGGGCGAATCTTGAGATTGGGCATACGGCTGGCGCGTCGCAGTGGGGTGGGACTCTGAAAGAGATCAGGATTTTTCTGAGCCAAGCAAACGCCGCGCAGGAGCAGGCGTTGAGCGCCTAAAGCGTGACTTTTGGCCTGTTTGCGCGCGGCGAACCGACAGTCAATGGGGATAAAGTGGATAATGTCGGCGCGATGCAAAATCCCCCAATCCGCCGTTTCCTCCACGTTTCCGCCCGCGATCTGTTCGGGCTTCTGATCACGATCGTCTTCGGCGTTTTGGTCTTCGTGCTGCGCTGGCACTATCAGCAATAGCATGGACATGCCTGGGCTCAGGGGAGAGATTGTACGCACCCTCGTCATGGCGATGGCGACGACGATATTGGGATTCGTGGTCGCTGGCGTTACCGGGGTTTTCTCTAAAATCGACGCCATCTCTGATATAAAGAAGTCGCAGGATGCGCAGGCCGCCCAGGTGCTCGTATTGCGGGAGCAAATGGACAAGGGAAAAGACAATGCGAACGATCTTAAACTCGCTATCGCTGGATTTTCCGCAGAGCACCGTTTTTTGATTGAAACCGTGAAAGAGCTTAAGGACGAATTGGCGGCGGCGAGGCGGGCGCGTTGATGCCGTTCGGACATCTAAAACAATATGATGCAGCAAGAATTTCGTGTTAAAGTCGTACCGCTGGTCGCTGGAGAGCGCGCAAGTCGAAGGTGCTTACCCGCTGGAGAGCCAGCACACTCACTCACTGTCGGTAAGGACACATCTATGTTAACCATTCACATTGACGATATTGTCTCTTTCGCCCCAACGGACCCAGTATTTGTTCACGAACAAGCATTGAGTGTTTCTCCGCAGCGTTTGTTTGATGCCGTGCAACTTGCTTATTCGCACATGAAAGACCAAGCGCTTTGCGACGCCTGTCATGGTGCCTGCGGCCCGCTCGCTGATTATTACAACCTGAGTTATGAAGAGTATCTGGTTTTGTTGGAAAAAATAAGGATCGATGAAGCTGGCGCGCAAGCGAAAGAGGATTGCACAAAGCTGAGACGCGCCGAATTCAACTATATCCAGCCTCAGCTTGTGCTGGCAATGATTGATGCCGGTATGCCGTATGTGTGCGCGATACCAGAGTGCAGGATCACTAAAAAGTTGACAGTCGATCACATTATCGCGCTGTCTCGTGGTGGCACTGACGAATTGCACAATCTTCGTTTCCTTTGCCGCTCGCACAATAGCGCCAAGAATGATAAAGACGAAGCCGCCTTCCTGAAGCTCCCGCAGCGCGGAAAGGCGGAATAGTGGACGAGTCCGCTAAGTCCCAACTCTACGCCGCCGTGCGCGCGATCATGTATCTCATCGGCGCGACAGGTATAGACCTAGCGCATCACTTCGCCGACGAACAGACGCAGGTTCAGATCGCGGGGGCCATAGTGTTTCTCGTAGCTTACGGGCTGTCTGTGTACGACAAATTGCAGATCAAGCACAAGCTCGCCGAAGCGGTCAATGTCGGCATTATCGCCGCCGACAGAAACACCGGTCCGACTCCTTTGGTCACGCCAGAGAATGCGCCGAAGCTCATCAAGATCATTGCCCCGACGCTTCCACCGGTTGATGAACTCCCAAATCCGCTCGCCGGGCACTAAAATGCAGCCGTGGCCGCAAATCCAGTACCTGTTCTCTTGGTCCGATACCGCTGGTTTCCGAGCGGCGGGAAATTCGTTTTCGCTATCATCGGCAAATCCAAAGCAGCGGGTGAAGTCGTGATTTCACGCTCCTACAGGTACAACAGCCAGATCGACGTTATCAATGCGGCAAAAGTCGCACGCGGGCGCAATACAGAGATACCCATTGTCGGGCCGGCCGGGGAACCTTGATGCCGTGGACTGCTGAAAATCTCGCAATCGCCGTCGCAGCCTATGCGCTCGCGTGTGGCGCGGTGCTGCTTTTATGCAGATGGATTAGATGTTGAGACAAAACGGATACATTCGTTGGGCCGACATCGGCATTGCGCTAGTCGCTGCGCTGCTATTCGTCGCCTTGCTCGTCATGCTCGCTGAACACTAACCGGAGAAATCAATGCCTATCGTGCGTCAAGTTTGGACCATCCTTGCAAGCGTCTGCGTTGCAGCCGCGCTCGCCGTTGCCGTGCCGCAGTTCTCGGGCTGCGCAAGTGGGACAAATCCGCTCGGCTCCGTCCTCCTGCAATCCCCCGAGGCCGAGATCAAAACTGGCGCCGACGCGCACGCGGCAGCCACGACACTGGCTTCGGTACTGCTCCAGAACGACAAGATCAGCGTCGCCCAGGCCAAGAGTTACCGGGTGCTGCTCGGGGCCGCATCGACCGCCCTGGACACAGCCAATGCGGACTTGGAGGCGTGCCGGACTAAAACCGGCAGTACGCAGAAATCGAGCCCTGATCCATGCCGACCGACCGTAGAAGATGTAATTGCGCTCGCCCTCGCGTCGATTCAGAACGTGCAGAAAACCCTTTCGGCTAAATAGGAGCCAACATGTCCACAATCATTCAGATTCTCCCGCTCCTGCAATCGGCCTTGGCGACGATAGCGATGTTCCAGGGTACGGCGAAAGCAGCCCAGGACGTGGCCTATGTGCAGGATGCCGTGAAGGTTGTTAGCGCGCTCACGCCGCTTGTCCTGGCCTTCGGCTCCGGGCAGGAAGTGACCCCGGAGCAGGTTCGGCTTGCCCTCAAGGGCAAGGACGATGCTTTGGCCACGTTTGACCAGTTGATTGCCGCCAAGGAGGCCGAGCAAGCGGGAAAAAAGTGATTTCACAGCTCTCGCCAAAGGCAGCCGTGAAACCCACTCGCGGGGAAAGGAATTCCAACGTCGGGAACATCGAGCGCATGGCCGGAACGACTTGGAAAGGGCAATCGCCAGACCAATCGAGCGATGCGCGTTTCGTTGTGTTCACAAGCCCGGTATGGGGGATTAGAGCGCTCGCTCGAACGCTTCTGACCTACTCCCGCGTCTACCCGCAGGACACGCCCAGAGACATCGATACCGTGGCCGAGATCATCCGACGATGGGCGCCGAGTACCGAAAACGACACGGCCGCCTACATCTCCGCAGTCTGCAAGAGCACAGGGTTCGGGCCGGATCAGCCGATTGATGTGACCGACAAGGAAGTCATGGAAGCGCTGGTTTTAGCCATCTGCCGCCAGGAGAACGGACGAGTCAATTATCCCCTGGACGTGATAGAGGATGGCGTTCAGCGGGCGCTCGCCTGACCGCGGCCGTCGCGGCTAAGTTGGTCGCACTAACGCTTGAATCATTGCGCAAACACGATCCGCCTCTTCTTTGCGCAAATCAATCGGCAAAAATATCTCGCTTCGCTCGGCATGATCCAATGCAATCGGATAACGAAGCATGCGCCGATCTTCGCTGAAAAGGTAATGCTCTAAAGCTTTGTTTTCCATATTTTATCGCCTGAATGCACTTTGCGGTGGCGGCCGGGTTCGACACCGGCTCCAGTTTTGCAGGACCAACTAAGCCGCAGAAATACTGCACTGGCCCGTTGGGTATCCACTGGGGCTGATCGCCTGCTGCGTTCGGGCCGCGTTTCCATCAACGCCGCGCCACCGAAAAACACATTCTAAAAGGTGCTGGTTTACTCTGAAACCAGCAAAGTCACGGCCACCAAGATTTGAAGCTGCCGTTGCCCTCAACACTGCTTGGCTCAGGGAATACGCGTAGGAGACGGGTAGCGTATTCACGAATTACCCCACACTATCCGAACCGAGGCGCCTCCATTCGATGATCGATCACCACGGTATCCCTCCGTCTGAATCCTGCTGCGCCGGTTCTTGCCTCAGGAGGCACGATTTGCAAATCCACTCTCCTCTGCGCCTAGAGAGAAGTTCGCGGGCCATCCATACCAGTTCGCTCCCGGTTAGCGTCCATTTGTTGCGAGCATCAGCAATACTCAGTAGCAACTGGTCCGGCACGCGCTCGTCAAGTTTGCTCACGATTTGCTTTCATACAGATGGAAAACGTACGGATGAATATTCACGTACTCCGAAAGCGCGGGCAGATACATCGCCATTTCCTTTACCTCTCCTAGAAGCCTGTAGCGGACAGTTACAATCTCTTGCCACGACGGATCACGATCAGTTCTGGAGATCGACAAATGCCAGCCGTGCGGCGGCTCATTGCAGATGATAATCGCGCATCCGTTCATCCTGTAGACTTTTGCCCCAAGGTCTGTTAGTTCCTTGGATAGCCGAGCAACAAGCTCTGGGAATTCCAAGATGGGGACGGAATAGTTAATGCGATCGCTCACGACTTCGCCTCGCCCCGCTCCAGCGCGCGATTATGTTCAGCGCAGTGACAATCCAAACATAGCCATTCAATCTCCAATGGCTTTGAATAGTCTGAATGATGCGCGTGTATGCGGCTTCTACCGCTTTTCGTTTTTTCCGGGATTGCTCCGCATCGTTGACACGCTTCCGGCTTGACAATATCTCCGCGCCTGCGCGCATTCCAAACGGCCTGTTGCGCAGCTTCCTTTTCAGGGTATAGCGTTCGATAAATCATTGAGTGTTTTTTTCCTCTTTCTTTCGCCTTATCGCTTTTTTCTCTATCTCTGTTCCACAATCTCCTTTTTTCCTTGGCTTCTGGTGTTTTCTTGTTTTCGGCCATTGTTTTTTCATATCTAATTTTATGACATTGCTTGCAACACGATCTAAAGCCAGAGCTGATTCTTAAGTGCTTTGAAAAAGACGAAAGCGGTTTCCACTCATTACAAATAGAACACTGCTTCATGATTTTCCCTCTAGCGCGCGCACTGCATCAAGCGTGTGCCGTGCGCGACTCCGCGCCCAGTCCGCAAAACTCGAATCATCTTCGAATTGATCTTTGTCGAACCTCTGGGCTATGGCGATATTTTCCAACTCGGCTTTTGCCGCATCGGC